GTACCATAGGTGCCTTGGTAAGCAATAGGCTGCCACACGCCGTTGGTGTCGAACTCACCGAAGCTGGTGGGGTCTAGGGCTTGGCCGTCGATGAAGTGAACGTCGGCGAGGTAGCCGTTAAGAAAATAGTTGGGATCATTATCGTAAAAAGCTCCAATTTTATGGGTGTATGTAGGATTGTTTATTTCGGTATCCAGGTTCAACGGGCAGGACGATATTGAAAGTGATTGATTTTCCCCGTTGATATACATCTTAATTCTGTCAGCTTGCGTCGCTTGAGTTGAATCTACTGCGATCGCGACATGATACCAAGCACTTAAATCTCGAAGAACCGCATTTGTACGTCCAATAGTCACGCCATCGTGGCCTAGGTTTAAATAGCTAGAAGAAAGTATCCTTATTTCTGTTGACTCTGAACTGTTAATGCCGCTAACAAATAGCGCCGCATTGTTTGTGCCTACTGCGCTCGGTTTCACCCACCCCGCCCAGGTCCACGTCTTGCGATTACCAGCAACGCCGGGAGTACGACTAAGGTAGGCCGAATCAGGTGGATTAAACCTAAGACTTCTCTCGATCTGGTAGCCACCACCACCCGAATCAAAGAATTGTGTTGCGTCGTTCATCAGGCAATACCCTCAACGACATTACCCATCAAGATGGTTGACGAATCCTGTACGTAATACGGAATGATCGCTGGGAACGTAGCAATCGTCGGTGCTGTACCACCAGGGAATTTGAAGTTGCTAGACCACACCACAGGACCAGCAGTAATGCGGATAGCACCTGTCTGACCGGCTACAGCATTAGTGGGGTTAGGAACAGTGATTGCCCCTACGGTCCACAGGTTACCAGTAGCAAGATCAAAGGCTCCAGCAGTGATGGTTCTCTCAGTGGTACGGGTAGCAACTGTGAAAGTTGGGAGAACGTCAGTCTTTACCGTGTCAGCGTCGTAGCCCTGGACGGTGACTCCTATATCACTAGACTGAAGAGGTGTAAAAGATAATTTACCAGCAGTAACACTACCGTTAGCAATCTTAGCTGTAGTAACAGCACTATTAGCAAGCAAGTTACTGGTAATAGACCCATCAGCCAGGTTACCTGTTGATGCTTGTATGGTTATGTCTTTGATTTCTTGAGCTACATAAAGCGTTTGATTGAAGTTATCATTTAGATCCTGTGAACGGATGGCAGAGCCAGGGTAGAACTGAGCAGACAATGCCGAATCATCAGTCTGACGATAAATTCGTATAGCAACTCCATTGCCTGGAGCTACATTAAATTGGATAGTAGTGGCGTTGGCAAGGGTGTATGCAGTTGTATCGCTACCGTCAAGGCTTACCTTAATGTCGGTAGTTTCAAGATATGGGAATGTAAAAGAAAAGAGAACGGTTGACCCGTTCCCTGTGTATGTATTTTGTGTGATTGCCATTAATTTTTATACCCCTATCGGTACATGTTCGTTAATTGCTGTATCTGTTCCCTACGATCAGCAGCACGCCTAGCATCATCTACACGACCTTGCTGTAGTAGGTTCTTATTACGAATACTAAGGTTGATGGCTTCCCACATATCCGGGTTATCGGTTTGCAGCCGCTTCTCAGCAGCCTTCTGTGCTTTAAGCATGATATTATCAAGGACTGAATAAACCTCTAATTGGGCAGCATCAATCTTATCAGAATCCACACCTTCAACACGCATAGCTCGTACACGATCCAGTTGATCGTTGTACTTTTTATTCTTACTTAGTTTATCAAACTCTTTCCAGATCTGCTGTTCACCGATGTACTTATACAGTGTTTCACGTTCAGCTGGTGTATATTCGTGGTTACCGGAAGAGTCCTTACGAATCCTCTGTACACCATCCCAACCTGTATCAACAAGCCACTGTCTCCAGGGTTCAGCATCATCACTGAATTGAACAGGTGATACAGCATTAAGAGCACGTAGCATTGGGTTATCAATATCGTTCACTGCTTTACCAGTGTAGATATCAATTTGTTGAGGTAGAGTTGTATTAACACCAGGAAGTCGGTTTTTGATGTACCCAATAAAGTCCTTATAGATATCCTTTTGGGAATTATCAATAGCCTTAGCTGCAACACCAAGGGTACCCGATTGAGGAATAAAGGAACGAACTTGATTAGCAAGCATCCGTTCAGCTGCACCTGTCTCTTGGTTCATAATAGCAACAAGCGGTTCCAGACCAGCCAACCAAGTTTGATTAGCAAAGGTCATAGAGAAGGTGTAGCCAAGCTTACCAAGCCAATCTTCAGTAACAGTAGACCCAATATCCCGTTGGTAATAAGCTAGATCACCAAGCATTGTAAGGACCGGATCAAACGGAGGTAGACCAGCATAGCTAACCCACTTACCACCGATCTTAATTGTCTTAGGTTGCCAGTTAAAGTTATCCCGGAGCTTCTGACGTTCTGCTGGGTTTTGAGGACCATTACCACGGATATTACCACCAAGGGCATAACCATACAGACTAACTGCCAAACCAGTACCAAAGGCAACACGACCCATGTATTCAGCTTGTAGACCTTTATAGATCGCCATAGCATTAGGTTGGGTAGCAAAGTCAACACCATGCTCCTGCAATGCCTTGGTAATCTTCTCAATGTCATTACCAGCCATTAGCACTTTAGAGTACCTAGAAGATCCAGGAATCATAGCCAATGGGGTATAAGAAGCCATTACCTTAGCTGCATTCATACCAGTCTTAGGGAACATAAACAAAGGCTTAGCAGCAGGTACTTTGTTCACACCCATCGTAATCCAATTAGCTGTTGCATCCTCCAGGTTCAATGCAATCTCACCACCAGCATACCTAGCAGCTTGATCAGTCAACATACCTGTAGCATCAAACATCTCTTCATAGGCAAGTTTAGTAGACTTCTCAAGAAGCTTACTCATATCGTCACCTTTGAATCCAATGTCCCACACCTCTTCAAAACCATGTAGGCGTGCTGTTTGGTGAGCCAAGGTAGTAGTGACGTAAGCATCAGCAGATACAAGACCATTAGTCCCATACTTAGCCCAACGCCAGTTACCGAGGTCATGTAAGAACCGTGCAACACGATATTGATACAACTTACCAATATCACCATTCTGTTCCCACACAGCTTCCATCTCACCCAATGTATCCCACACCGTAGGATTAGGGTCCATTAGATCATTACGTACAAGCTGCCTAGGATCCCAAGTAGCATCATTACCCCACTTACCGTTATTCCAAGCCTTTTTATATGTATCCCACATAGCCCCAAGAGACTTACGTGATACTTCCCAAGTATTAGCGTGAATATAACCAAGACGGGCAAAGTCTTTCTTAGAGTGAGTACCCATCATGTAACCCATACCAGTTCCCATATAAGCGGTAATTGGTTTAAGAGCTAGCATGTTTAGGTTGTTACCAATAGCACGTACAGCTGAGATACCAGATAGGATGTTATTGTAGACAACACTCCAGGTACCTTGAGCAAAGGCATTCATACCTTCACCACCGCTGAACAAAACACCCATGGGGCTTACTTGTTGAGCAGTATATTTCAGCAGTTTATCGTATGTGTCTACATCACCCTTGGTAAGTGAGAAGGCACTCATCAAAGCTTCCATAGCTTCAGGATGTTCTCGTGCTGTAGTCACAATCATGTTGCGATACTGATCACCACGAGTTTTCATCATAGCCAAAGCTTCATCCAACTCTTTAGAGTAACCTTTAAGAGCAGCTGCAGGGTCAGGCGCCTTTTGCACCATCTTCTGCCACCGATCGTGGTTCTTAAGAGACCAACCAGCAATGAACTTATTAAGACCAAACTCAGTCATCAAGAAACCCATGCGATCAGCAAGAGCTTCAGTAACACGGTCATAATCAGCAGTCTCTGGGAATGCCTTGTAGCCTTCTGCAAAGTCAGTAGCTTCCCGTGCTACAGTATCCATAGCACGAGCCGAAGTCTCAGCAGACAACCGACCAATGTACTTATCAGTAAGATCACGAAGAGCTAGGGCAATAGCCTCAGCTTGCATCTCATTGACATAGGTAATCTTACGACCGTCAAGCATGTTCTTAACGTCGCGGTTATCCATGAAGACACGCTTTATGTCTTCAAGGTTTGCATCAGGGATAACGATATCTCGGTAGATCTTCCATGCACCTTCAGACATGTGCCTTTTGTCGTAACGGAACCCATCTACTATAGCATCAAAGTCTCCAGCCTTACGAGCATTCTCAGCAATATCTAGGATGATATCACGAGTGGTAGTATTACCTTTAGCAATGTCGTAGTAAGCACGCTCAGACATAATAGGAGCAGGACTACCATTACCATAAGACACTTCTTTGATGTGAGTAGTGTCAGCCATGTTACGGGCTACATTACCAGGAGATTGACTCAACGTAGCAGTAGAACCTTCGGGGAACATGTTACGGGTAATGAACGCATCAGCCTCTCCTTCAGGTGCATCAAAGTAACGACCTTTACCGATCTCATCAATCTGAACATCACGGCTAGTCTGCATACGCTCCACATAGCTCTCCAGAGGGTCCTCTGTGAGCCTAGAATAGCCCTTAGAGGCGTACTCCGTGGTAAGCTCTACACTCTCGTTTTCAAGCGCCTTAGCGGCCCTCATAGCCTCATCCATTTGAATGGTCAAAGCGGGACCATTGATAGGATCTACCAACGCTTGTTGACCTAACTGAGCAGCTTGCTGTTGAATAACTTCCTTCTCTCCCTCAATCTCAGAGAGACGAACAGCTGTTGCAGGGTCAGCATTGTTGGTAATCTCTTCAGCTTTGTACGCCTTAGCAGTAGCATTATTAGGCTCAAACCAGTGCATGATACCACGCTTACCAGCCTTCACAGCTTCGATAGTATAACCAAGAAGATCACCTACAACATTCAACGCACCTGATTCATAAATGTTACGTTGACGACGTACTTCTGGTGATTCACCATCTTTGTTAATCAGACCAGGAACAACAGGAATCCAAGGAGCCGTCTTATGGATAAAGGTAGTTAAGGTCTCATCACGCTCAGCTTGGTCACTAATAAGGTTGATGCCAACATCAGCAGTAGTAGTAAGACCAAGGGCAGCAAGACCCCGTGCAAGACCACCAGAGCCGACTAACTTACTAGCACCAGCTACAGCACCTTGTCCTGCAATAATGGAAGGAAGGACAATAGAAGCAGCTTCTCTTACCTTTTGAATAGCTGGATTGCTGAACTTAGTGTACTTATCCCAGGCATCATCAATACCTTGAGCACCAGGAATACGACCAATACCATCCATACCGAAGTCAATAAGACCCATACCGAGAGCACCCATACGTTCAATAGTACGAGTAGCATAGGCTCCTACATCTTCACCAAGAGTAGCACCAGGGTCACCACTACCGTAGATGAAACCAGAACCCTGTTTATATTTAGTAGGATCTTGAGGTTTAGGTTGTGCAGTAGCTTGTGCTTCAGGACCTTTAACAGGTTGTACATTACCAGCGGCTTTATTCTCCTCTGGTGTTTTCTCCCGAAATATAGTCTCAGGAGTTTGAGTACTAGCCTCAGCTGGTGTTACCTGTTGTTCATAGGCTTCCAGCTCTTCATCAGTATAAAAGGGTGTTTGTGTCATGTAGCTTTACCATGTAAGAAACTGAAACGCCTGCCATCAGGCAATTGAATAACAACTTTGTCACCATGAACAGTTGCTGTACGGGACACAACTCGTGCTCCGTTCTTAATAAATAATTTACTTCCCTTAGCTGTAGGATAGTCGATACCATGTGAACCACGTGCTACGTGCTGATCAAAACTATCACCTCTACCGGGTAGCTTTTTCTTAAGATCACCAAGAGAAATACGCCCAAACTCAGGATCTGCAATCTCTACAAAATTGTCTAGAGCATTCTCAGCAAAACGACCACCACCAACTTGCTTCACATCCAAGTGTTCACCAGTAGATGTAGGTCCGATATCACCAGTGATGTATGCAAGAGTAGGTGTCATGTGACCTTGGTTACGGGTAGGTGAACTAGAGGCAGAGAAAGGTTGATCGACGTTAACACCTTGACCTTTCATAACACGAATAACCTTGTCTACATAGTCAGACTCACCACCAGCATAACCAGCAGCTGCAATAGCTTGTACTGCTTCCCGTGGAGTACGTGCCTTAGCTAGACCAGGAGCATAACGCTTATCCTTCATTAGTTCAGTGAAGTCCTGAGCTGATTCCAACACAGAGCCGTAATCACGCCAACGACTACCATTCATCAATGTGCCACCACCACTGTAATCTTTAATGTTAAACACATTATTCTTACCAGAGTGGTATTTACCCCATCCACTTTCAAGTGCCCACATACCAGCCATTACTTGTGGGAATTGGAATCCAGAAGCTTGGCCAAGTGCAATAACATCTTGGAAACCAGATGTACCAACTCGTACAGTAGCAGGAGCATTACCGCTACCAATAATAGCAGTGTTGAGGTTATCTTGAGTTAGACGATTGTTCTCAAAGATACGTTGAAGTCGGGGATCATTAATAGACTGCTTAACTGCTTGTACA